ATTTAGTTACAGCATACTGCCTTCCTAAGTACGTTAACCCCGGCAACGTAAGGATATATTAATGGACCCGATTAGTGCAATGGCAACCGCTTCTGCGGCGTTTGGTGCTATCAAGAAAGGCTTTCAAGTAGGCCGTGACATTGAGGCTATGGCTTCTGACCTATCCCGTTGGATGGGTGCCATGTCTGACTTGGACATGCTTGAGAAAGAGGCGAAGAACCCGCCTATCTTCAAGAAGCTGTTTGCAGGTAAGTCTGTAGAGCAAGAAGCCATAGAAACATTTGCCGCGAAGCAGAAGGCTCAACAACAAAGGTATGAGTTACAGCAGTGGATTGGCATGACGATGGGTAAGTCCAAGTGGGATGAACTCGTGCGTATGGAAGGTTCCATTCGTAAGCAACGCCAAGAGACACTGTACAAACAAAGGCAACGTAGGCGTAAGTTTGTAGAGATTGTAGCATGGATAGTGATGCTAATACTTGGTGCAGGTTTGCTTGTAGGATTTGTAATGTTTCTCAAGAGTACAGTGGCCCACGCTGCAGACCCAGAGTATGTAACCTGTAGGCTCAAGGGCTGTACAAAGGTAGACAATCAGCGGGTATGTATATATCAAGGGGCTAACAATACTGTAGACCAAGTATGGATAGACTTCCATGAGTTCTTTCCCAAAGAGATACAGTGCAAGTATGACCCAAAGAATGAAAAGCCACCTACGATGCAAGAGACATTTGAAGCAATCAAGAAGTCGAGAAAGTAATGGCATTAGCGAAATCGCAAAAGAGTTTGAAGTCGTGGACAAAACAGGATTGGAGAACAAAAAGTGGGAAACCGTCCAGTAAAACTGGTGAACGGTATTTACCGTCAGCCGCTATCAAAAGCCTCTCACCACAAGAATATGCGGCTACGACCAAAGCTAAAAGGGAAGGTACACGTAAAGGAAAACAATTCGTCAAACAACCCAAAAGCATAGCTAAGAAAACAGCTGCGTTCAGGAGAAAATGATGAGAGCCTTCTTACTACTTTTTGTATTGACTTTTGTTGTAGCTTGTGATAAGATAGATTTTTCTGATATGGCTACAACATTTTCTGCAACAGGTGCCGCTATAGGTACAGCAGTTGTTACAACTAATCCAATGGCTATTGGTGCAGTAACAGCGGGTGGAGCGATAGCAGGTGCGGCATTAGTAGAGGATGATAAGAGTTTGTCTACAGAACAAATATCTGAAGTACAAAATCCGTGGCAAGCAATGCTTGTTGCATTTGACCAACTTCTAGCACATGCTTGGGAAATTGTTATTGCAATTGGTATTGCTGTAGTTGGAGTACCAATGATTATAACATACGTATTGGGTAGAGCAAAGCAACGTCCAGAGGACGCTAAGTCTATTCAGCATCTGGTAGAAAAAGTAGCAAAGATGAAAGAAAATGACTAGACAACTAAACGAAAAGCAACAAAAGTTTTTGGACGTACTATTTGATGAGGCAGGTGGTGATGTACTATCTGCAAAGCGTATCGCTGGTTACTCAGAAAATACACCAACAACTCTTGTGGTGAAAGGTCTAAAAGAAGAAATTCTTGAAGCTACACAAATGTATATGGCACGTAATGCTCCACGAGCAGCAGTTGCTATGACGGGTGCTTTGAATGACCCCACCGAATTGGGAATACGGGATAAGATGACAGCTGCTAAAGAACTACTTGACCGCACAGGTTTGATTAAAACAGAGAAGGTACAAGTCGAGGCAAGTGGTGGTGTTATGCTTATGCCACCGAAAGCTGTTGTTGAGGACGATGACTAGAACGGCAGGACGTTTTAAGTTAGCGCAACCGATAGATATAAAAGAGGAAGAAGAGTGGATTGCCATTCCTCGTATATCTAGGACAGTTCCTTTCGGTTATGTATTAGACGAACACGATGATGAAATTCTTAGGCCAGTAAAAAAGGAATTAGACTTACTGGAAAAGGCTAAGAAATATCTGGTTCAATATTCGTATAGAGAAGTTGCAAATTGGTTGTCTACAAATTCTGGACGGTATATATCCCATGTGGGATTACGTAAAAGGGTAGATAATGAGCGACAGCGTAAGAACGAAGCTAGAAACCTCCGCAAGTGGGCAGAAGATGCGGAAAAGGCAATCGCCAAAGCGAAAGCCCTTGAAGAAGAAAGAACAGGTGCAAGAACAGCCAGCACCAGCGCATGAAGAAATTGATGCTGAACTTTTAGAGGTTGTGTCTGAAGAGGAACATGTTAATGTTCTTTTTAAGCCTAATCCTGGGCCACAGACAAATTTCTTGGCCGCAGCGGAACGAGAAGTTTTGTATGGCGGTTCAGCCGGGGGCGGTAAAAGCTACGCGATGTTAGCAGACCCATTACGTTACATGGGACACCCTGCGTTTAGCGGATTGCTTTTACGCCATACAACAGAAGAACTGCGAGAACTCATATTCAAATCGCAGGAGTTGTATCCTAAAATCTGGCCCGGCATCAAGTGGTCAGAAAGGAAGATGCAGTGGACCGCACCATCTGGCGCAAGATTGTGGATGTCATATCTGGATAGGGATGATGATGTCTTGCGTTATCAGGGTCTGGCATTTAGCTGGATAGGGTTTGACGAACTGACCCAGTGGGCCACACCATATGCATGGAATTACATGCGGTCACGTCTACGGTCCACTGCACCAGACTTGCCAATATATATGAGGGCTACGACCAACCCCGGCGGTAGAGGTCATCACTGGGTCAAGAAAATGTTCATCGACCCTGCACCATACAATAGGTCTTTCGATGCGACAGATTCAGACACAGGAGAGGTCTTGCGGTATCCCGCAGGACATTCAAAGGCTGGCAGACCTCTATTCAAAAGGAGGTTTATCCCAGCAAGACTATCTGACAATCCTTACTTGGCAGAGTCGGGTGACTACGAAGCAATGCTCTTATCTATGCCAGAGCAGCAGCGGCGACAGTTACTAGAAGGCGATTGGGACATTAAGGAGGGTGCAGCCTTTACGGAATTTAACCGCGATATTCATGTGGTTGAGCCTTTCCCCATTCCTAATAATTGGGTTAAGTTTCGTGCTGCTGATTATGGTTATGGTTCACACAGCGGCGTTGTTTGGTTTGCTGTTACTCCTTCTGAGCAACTTGTTGTATATCGGGAGTTGTATGTTTCAAAAGTTCTTGCAGCGGATTTGGCAGAACAAATCGTGGAACTTGAAGCTGGGGATGGCAACCTCAAGTACGGTGTTCTTGATAGTTCTCTTTGGCATAAGCGTGGCGATACTGGTCCTAGCTTGGCTGAACAAATGATACAAAAGGGATGCCGTTGGCGTCCATCCGATAGAAGTCGTGGAAGTCGTGTAGCAGGTAAGAACGAAATACACAGACGTTTACAAGTAGATGAATATACAGAGGAGCCTAGACTTGTGTTCTTTAATAATTGCACGAACATTATATCCCAGCTACCAGCACTTCCGATTGACAAGAAAAATCCAGAAGACATTGATACACATAGTGAGGACCACTTATATGATGCGTTGAGGTATGGCGTAATGTCACGGCCTCGATTTAGCATATTTGATTACGACCCTAGAGGAAAACCCGCTGGGGGTATGCAAGTTGCGGATAGCACTTTTGGATATTAAGGAAAGTTAAATGGACGAAGAAGAACTTATCATGGAAAATGACGCTATCGCATTAGACGATAGTGAAGATACCACAGAAACGGATTCGGACGTTAGTAACCTAATCGGCTATGTGCAAGACATGTACACCCGTGCAGAAAACTATCGTGAGCAAGATGAAGAACGCTGGATACGTGCTTACCGAAACTATCGTGGCTTGTATAGTCCTGAAGTCCAGTTTACAGAAGCTGAAAAGTCACGGGTATTTATTAAGGTAACAAAAACAAAAACTCTTGCCGCCTATGGTCAAATTGTGGATGTTCTATTTGCTAACAATCGGTTCCCTCTATCTGTTGACCCAACGGAGTTGCCAGATGGTGTAGTAGCTGATGTACACTTTGACCCACAAGCACCAGCAGAAGATGCCCTGCAAAGTCCTTACGGTTTCGCAGGTGACGGTGAAGAACTGCCACCGGGTGCTACAGAAAAAACACTTGTAGACAGGTTAGGTCCACTAAAAGAAAAGCTAGGTGAAGTAGAAAATTTGGCAGAGGGTGTTGGTAAGACACCATCCGCTATTACATTTAGCCCAGCTATGATTGCTGCAAAGGCAATGCAGAAGAAGATACACGACCAGTTGGAAGAATCGGGTGCTAATAAACATCTACGTAGCACTGCATTTGAAATGTCCTTGTTTGGTACAGGAGTAATCAAAGGACCATTTGCTGTAGACAAGGAGTATCCTAACTGGAATGATGAGGGTGAGTATGACCCTATGATTAAAACAGTACCACAAGTTAGTCATGTTTCTGTTTGGAACTTCTATCCTGACCCAGATGCTAACAACATGGATGAGGCGCAGTATGTTATTGAACGACACAAGCTATCACGTAGCCAGCTACGCGCACTAAAGAAGCGTCCATATTTTCGTGATAACGTAATTGATGAAGCTATCATGGCAGGTGAAAACTATGTCAAGAAGTATTGGGAAGACGACTTGGCAGACTACGCACCAGAGTATAGCGTAGATAGATTTGAAGTCCTAGAGTATTGGGGTACAATTGATACCGAAATGCTCAAAGATAATGAAGTTGAAATACCCGCTGAACTAGAAGACTTTGACGAGTTGCAAGCAAACATCTGGGTTTGTAATGGTAAATTGCTACGTGTTGTACTTAACCCATTTAAGCCAGCCAGTATACCGTATATGGCTGCGCCGTATGAACTAAACCCATATTCATTCTTTGGTGTAGGTATTGCAGAGAACATGGACGACACCCAGACATTGATGAATGGCTTTATGCGTATGGCTGTTGATAATGCTGTATTGTCAGGTAACTTGATTGTTGAGGTTGACGAAACCAATCTGGTGCCAGGCCAAGACTTGTCCCTGTATCCGGGCAAGATATTCCGTAGGCAGGGCGGCGCACCGGGTCAAGCTATCTTTGGTACAAAGTTCCCTAACGTATCTAGCGAGAACATGATGCTATTTGATAAGGCACGTGTATTGGCAGATGAAAGTACAGGATTCCCATCCTTTGCACATGGGCAAACAGGTGTGCAGGGTGTGGGCCGTACCGCCAGCGGTATTTCTATGTTGATGAACGCAGCTGCAGGTGGAACAAAAAATGTTATTAAGAATGTAGACGATTATCTCCTCCGTCCGTTGGGCGAAGGATTTTTTCGTTTCAACATGCAGTTTGATTTCGACCCAGAGATTAGGGGTGACTTAGAAGTAAAGGCACGTGGAACAGAAAGCCTGATGGCTAACGAAGTACGTAGTCAACGCTTGATGCAGTTCTTGCAAATCTCAAGTAATCCTGCGCTAGCACCTTTTGCTAAGTTTCAGTATATTATTCGTGAAATCGCAAAGTCTCTTGACCTTGACCCCGATAAGGTTACTAACAATATGGATGAAGCCGCGCTACAGGCAGAACTCTTAAAAGGACTACAACAACCAGCAGAGGCGGCACCAGCGGGTGCTGATGCAATGGATACCTCTGGTGCTGGTGGGGGAACAATAGGTGTAGGTCAGGCTCCAGTACCTGGCGAACAAGGATTTAGTGCAAATGGACAAGGAAATGTTGAACAAGCTCAAGGCGGTGGTCAGCCACAAGCAATGGGACCAGTTCAGTAATTATTTAGAGCATCTCATCAAGTTGCAACAGAAATCATTAGAGCAAGCAGACAATGAAATACTTGTATATCGCTCGCAAGGTTCTATTGCTACTTTGCGTAAGCTTGCTAATCTTAGGAACGAAGTCAGGGAAATCAATGGAATATGATGCTCTTAAAAGTATAATTGAACAAGAAGTTCAAAGTTTAGGATTAAATGAAAATTATGTACCCGCACTCATTGCTAGTGCTGGTGCAGAATCTAACTTTAATCCAACTGCAAGACAAAAACTGTCGTCCAAAAAAGCATCTAAAGCTGCACGTCAATTTCAACAAAGCCAACCACAAGAAGAGTATCTAACTTCTTCCACAACAGGCAAAGGCTGGGGTCTTTTTCAATTTGATGGCTTAACTAAAAACGGTTTTGCCGAATGGTCTAAAAAAAATGGATTGGATGCTTCAGACCCCCGCGCTCAAGTAAGATTTGCTCTATTAGATTCTACAGGAAATCTTGATGAGGAATTTAATGATGGTTCTTACTTTGGTATAGGTTACGCAAAAGATTTAAAAGAATTGATGGATAGTGTAGAATCTCCAGAAGAAGCAGCAAGGGTTTTTCGTAGAGATTATGTTAGACCACAAGTATTCGATGATAAAGAACAAGAAAGAACTATTGACTTTCTGACTCCCTATACACAACCAGAAAAAGATTATATGATTTTGGAAAAGGGAACAACAGATACTCAAGAACCTGTATACATAAAAGACGAAGCAAGAAATAATAACTATACTATTGTTGAGGAGGGCGATACCCTTTCTAGTATTGCTAGACGTAGTGGTTTTGATTCTGTTGAAGAATTATTGAAACAAAACCCAGATATTGAAAATCCAAATCTTATTAGTCCGGGTCAAGAAATTTTTACCAAAGAACGTGGTATACTTTCTGGAATAGGAGATACAACACAGAAAATATTTGGCACAAGGTTGGGAATGAACAAAGGCGGGGATGTACCAATGAAAAGACAAATGAGTATGTTTGAAGAAGGTGGTTTGCTACAAGAAGGTGGTACAGTAGACCCAGAGTCTGGCAATGAAGTACCCATTGGCTCTACACAAGAAGAAGTACGAGATGACATTCCCGCACAATTAAGTGAGGGTGAGTTTGTAATGCCAGCAGATGTTGTTCGGTATCATGGCCTAGATAAGATGATGGCTCTACGCGATGAAGCAAAGCTGGGGCTACAACGAATGGAGGACATGGGGCAAATGGGTAATGCAGATGAAGCTATTATTCCAGATGGTGTACCTTTTAATATAAGTGACTTGGTTATGGAAGACGAACCAATGCAGTTTAATCAAGGTGGTTATGCAATGCAACCCGGCAATCCAGCAATGCCCGCCACAGGACAAATGCCTACTGGTTTTGTAACACCTCCACAACAACAGTTTATTAGCCCATATGCTATTGCAGAAACACCAACGTATGCACCCGTAGGTGAACAACCGACTTTTGAACAGCTTATGCCAACAACTTCTGGAACGTACACTGAAATTCGTACGTATGTAAACGATGCTGGTCTTATTATGAACATTCCTTTTGTGAATGGACAGCCGTTGTATCCCATTCCAGCAGGATACAGACTACAGACAGACGTTCAAGAACCTACTCCTGAAGCTGCTCTTCCAGCAGTTGCAGCACCAGAAGTTCAGCAAGACGGGCGGGATGATGGCACTAGAGATGTAGACGAGAGAAACGAACAACTTCAACAGCAAATGAGAGATAAAAAAGAAGCAGCTAGGAAGTTGGGATATACTAAAGAACAGAGTACACTAGATGCGTTACTTACTATGAATCCTATTTTACGTACGTTGTCAGGTAATCCTGAACGTGGTACGATTCTAGCCAATGGCAATATTGCAGATGGTGAAGGTGGTAGCTTTGACCCTATAACTGGTAAGCAAGTTGGTTTTCTTGGCACAACAAATCTAGGCAAAGATGACTTTGAAGTGACGCAAGAGATGTTTGAGGCAGGTATTACACCAGCTTCACTTGCAGGTCTTAGGAATATTGCAGGGGATGAAAGCATTAGAGATGTTATTGAAGGATTACCAAAAGTAAAAACCACACCAGAAACAACAGATGTTGCAACACAAATGGATGCCATTACCCGTCCTGACATGCTTGATACACAACCTGCAGCACCTCTACCTGTGTATGACGCAGAAGTTCGTAGAGTTCCTTTCTCTGAAATTGGAAAAGATTTTAGGGGCGGTATGGAGAGATATGACGCACCTACTGTTGAGGTTACAGCAGAACCTACAGAGATTGCAACAATTAATCGCTTTGGTAAACTTACAGACTATCAGAAAGTAGGAGATGATTACTTTAGGGTAAAAGAGGATGGTACATTATCTTCTGCGCCAGCCAGTGGTTTAACTCGTGCTAATCTTATAAATCCTGATTCACCGATTGTAGACAGAACCGAAGTAGGTGGTGAGCCAACAGAAGATAGGATTGCTTTACCCGTATCTCGCACAGACGCAATTCGTCAACGAAAGATTGATTCAGAAAACCGTGCTGCAGATGAAAGCCTAGCAAAGATTGCAAGAGAAGAAGCAGAGCGTCAAGCGGCAGCAGCTGAAGAAGCTCGTAAAGAACAAGAACGAATTGAAAAACAAAACAGACTTGCAGATGAAAGGCTCGCAAAAATTGCTGAAGAGCAACGGCAAAAAGAAATTATTGCGGAACAAACTAGGCGTCAACAAAGTCAGACAGACACTAGTGAAGCAGATAAGCAATCTGCCAAAGAAGGTCGTGGTAACATTGTAACTGACAGTTCTGGTAGACCTGTTACGGATAGCAGGGGTCAGGCGGTTACTACAACTAGAGGCAGTGAAAGAGATAGAAGCACTATTGAAAGACAAGCCGATGCTATGCGAAGAGAAGCTGACAGAAAAGAAAGCAAACCCGCAAGTAAACCAGCAACATCTGCAGCTGATTATAATAGAAAAGACGGCGGCGGTGGAGGCGGCGGTGGAAACAATGATGGTTGTTTTGCCAAAGGCACTTTAATTACCATGCAAGATGGTAGCAAAAAACCCGTAGAACAGATTGATATCGGAGATGAAGTTGCAGTAGGTGGATTTGTATTTGCTGCAGGACGTTTCTTAATTGATAACCTGTATGATTATGAAGGTATCAAAGTATCAGGTACACACATGGTAAACGAAGAGGGTGTTTGGACTCGCGTTCAAGACAGCAAGAAAGCAAAGTTTGAAAGTGATGATGATGTAGTTGTTTATATCTTTGGTTCAGAAAACAGACGCATTGTAATTAATGACACACTTTTCACTGATTACTTTGAAGTAACTGAGCAAGAAAAACTTAAAGAAATTGGAGATTCCTACTTTACAACGTGGAAAGAACATGCTATACTAGATAGCGAAGACAACGTAAAGATAAGGAACTTTAACGATGATACAACAACGACTATGGCGGCTGAATGAAGACTATGACACGTTAGTAAAATGGTGGGAAGAATGGGAGTTTGGGAATGTACCAAAAGAATGTCTCCCACCAGACGGCGTAGTAGTTGAACATGAAGGCTCACCAGTTTGTGCTGCTGGTTTATATATAGGCATTGGTACACGTTTTGCTTTTATGGAATGGTTGGTAACGGATAAACATGCACCACCCAAGATAACACACAAAGCAATTAAGCTGTGCTTAGATAGTGTTTTTGCACTTGCTAAAGAAAAAGGTATGACCTTGGTATATACTACTACTAAGGAACCTAGTCTACAAAAAAGATATGTTAAATACCACGACATGACTCTTGCGGAAACAGAAGTTCAAACCTTTTTAAAAAACTTAACAGACGATGAGTATGAAGACTTAGAATGGATTATTGACGAAGAACAATACTGGATTCGTGAAGGAGAGAAAAGTGGATGAATTTATCCTAGAAATAAGTGACCGTTTTGAGTCACTGTCAGATGACGAAAAGGATATCATACGTGGTATGGTAGGAACCCCAGAGTATAATGTACTGTCAAAAGTATTTGGTTCTGGGTTTATGCGGCAAATTGTATTGGATAAGCCAAATACAATTGCTAAAAAGAAACGTGGTCTAGGTACACGATAACCACCTAGATTAGCTGGCCCACCCTTCCCCCACCCCGACAGGTGGCTAC